TATCCATCACAATTTGTATTTTTTCTTTATCTTTAATAATTTTATCATTCAAAGGAAACATTTCAGTAAATATTTCAATTACAAAATACATTATATATCTTCGTTTTTTATGACAATTCGTAGAAAATTTAAGACAAAATATATTTAATGCGCTACGAACTATTTTTTTAATAAGTTCATTTCGTTTAGTTGCTTCATGTAAAAATATATCCCATAAAATCCACACAATTTCCATTTGAAATTTGCTGTCAACATTAGCAAATGTCCTACGTTCACATTTACATTTTTCTCTTTTAAATTTACATATTTGTTCGAATTGAATGAACCATTCCATCCAATAGCATGCATTAACACTATTTCGTCCTTCTTCAGATATATTATATGCGAATTCATTTGCAGGAATAAATAATTCTTTTGGGTCATCTTTTAAAAATATATTATCAGCATAAGAAACATCTGGTGCTTGAAATCTTTCAGTCATATAAGTTAAATCAAAATCTTCTGATTTAATTTTAATTTCATTGTATTCGTGACGTTTTTTTGCTTCACATAATACACAAATAACTTCAGCAAAAAGTTTTCGAATTTTTATATTATTTCGCATTTGAAGTTCCATTTCAGCATATCCATTGTGTAATATATTTTTGAATAATTGAATGCGAAGTTCTAAATATGTTATAATTTTTGGGTTTCCAATATGTATATGTTTGCTAAAAAAATCAATGATAATATCCCATAAATCAGAATAATGTCCAGCACATATAAATTCGGCAGACCAATAACACGCATTTTCAATTTTAGATTTTTTTAAATTTTGCATTAGTTCTTTTTTTACATCTGCTTTTTTATATTCAGAAAAAGTAATTCCTTTAAAGTCTGCTTGAAGACGAATATCATTAATTTCATTAGAATTCATTTTATATTATAAGTAAAAAACAAAATATAAAATGAATCAATACATGACAAATAATAATTAATTAATGCTTTTATTATTTTTTAAATATATTATTTTAATACAATATAATGTCTTTTACAACTTTTTCAACTATGGCTTCAAATAATATTGTTGTATCAAGTAAAAAACAAACATTATCCATCGATAATACTAGGGGGGGGGACTGATTGTTCCATTAGGAGCAATATATTGCGGACCAGATGTAAATAGTTCATCTAGGTCTGGATATATTTCTTCTTGTTTTTTTGCCTTAATGGGCATATCATTTTTGAACAGATATGCAAATAGATCGATAGTTTCACCTACTGTAACAACATCAGGATTAAATAATTATTTAGGAAATGGGGTATATACAATGATGTCATCAGGATATAAAGGAGATCTGACAAACATTTTAAAGAATACTGTTTGTACTTTTGAAACAAATATTTCAGAGACATTGAAAGATTCATCTTTAAATTATAATATTGAAAATACATACACAAATACTAGAACTACATTTCCTTATTTGTTGAATAATACCATATCAACAATAGCTTTATATCACGCAATTACAGTAGGTCAATCATATGATGATTCTGCAGGAAAATGTCCTCCAAAATATATTTTTAGTTACATTGATTTTAATAATGTTTTACAAACAGCCAAAGGAAATTGGGCAATTTATACCACTCCGAATAGATTTTTAATAAGAAATATTTGTTTGAGAGGAGGGTCAGGAACAAACAATGATATACCTAAAAATGTCGTTTTAATTGGAAGAAATAGTGATGTATCTGATTGGTATTTAATTGCAAATGTATCAAATGACATGTCAACTACAGGATTTGAATACACAGATAGTGTCAATCATAGAAAACAAATTGTACAAAAGGTACAATCTACGATAGATGGTTCATTAGTGTATGCATATAAACAAACATGTGCGATATTTACAGAATTGGCAAAGGGAGGAATATTAACTTTGTCGCTGTTGGATTATGATGCTGCACTATATTTGTAATTAAATTATTAATTTAATATTAACATGCAATTATTGTAATGACAACTTGTTATTTCTTTTAAACAATGTTTTGATATGAACCCAATAATAAAATAAAATTAATATAATGAAATTAACCATGAATTATTATCAGCCATTATTTTAAACAATTGACACAATGTTTTAATATTATTTGGATATAATAAACTAATCTGAGTTGAACTAAAAGCATTAACATAAATTTCAATAGCATCAATAGCATCAATAGCATCAATAGCATCAATAGCATCAATAGCATCAATATTTTTATAATTTTCATTAAATAATAATTCTATTCGAACCAATTATTCTTCATTGCCTTGAATATATTTATTTATTTTTTCATACATTTGTCGTAATTCTGATGGATTACGATTACAATATACATTGAATCTTGTTATTTTTTTAATAACAGGATAATATATTTTTCCACTAATAATGCTATATTTGCACTTTAAAGAATCTTCGAGTGTTAATAAAATTCCAATATTTTCTAATCCATCAACATTAGAATATATAATTCTAATTGTTTCCTTGGATAATGGTGTTTATTGTGAACTCCATAACGTATCATATTATCAAGTCCCATTTAATTATTATTATTAATGTAATTTGTTTTAAAATTTATATTTTTAATTGTAGTATATTATATTATATAATAACATGTTTAAACATATAAAAAATCGACTAATTGGACAAAAATTTTATTATTTTTAGCATTTTTATTTATTATTGTACTAGGTTTAAAAAATATAAAATCTAGTCATAAAGTCGCAGAAGGATTTGAACAAAACGACCAATTTTTATTTAAAACAGGAAATGATGTTTATGATAATTTTTACGCAGAAATTTATGATTATTTGGTTTACAATAATTATAAAGATGATTATGAAGTTGGTGAAATAATAAATAAAACTACTCCTACTAGTTCTAGTAAAATATTAGATATTGGTTGTGGAACCGGAAATCAGGTTGTCAATTTTGTCAGCAAAGGATATGATGCATTAGGAATTGATATATCTCCATCTATGATTGAAAAAGCAAAAGAAAAATATCCGAAATATGATTTTCAGGTTGCCGATGCGATAAATGTTGATGAATTTGGTTCTAATTCTTTTACTCATATTACATGTTTATATTTCACAGTTTATTATTTTGAAAATAAGAGACAATTATTTGAAAATATATATAAATGGTTAATGCCGGGTGGATATTTTATAGTTCATTTGGTTGATAGAAAAATGTTTGATCCTATATTGCCTCCTGGAAATCCATTGCTTATGGTTTCACCCCAAAGATATGCAAAAGAACGAATAACAACTACGAAAGTTAAATTTGATGGATTTTCATATAATGCAAAGTTTGACTTGGATGAAAATAATAATATTGCAAAGTTTAATGAAAAATTTAAAATGGATGATAGTAGTAAATCTCGTAAAAATGAACACATTTTATACATGCCTGAAAAAGAAGACATAATTAATGAAATTCAGAATGTTGGATTTATATCTTATGCAATTGTTGATTTAATTAATTGTCAATATGAATATCAATATTTATATATTTTTACAAAACCAACATAATTATGAAACAATCTTTTTATATTATATTTTGTATAATATATTATATGTTATATTTTTCTCCAAGTACATATTCCATTTTTATTTGGCATTGATTCATATTTATCACCATCATTTCCGACCATTATTTTATTACAATTTTCATTTGCAGGATAAGGTGGTGAATTTCTTGTTTTGTATTTACTTTTTATTGGTTGTTTAAGAGTAAATCGCTTGCCCTTCATTCCATTCATTTTTTTAGTCATGTTTTTTCTTTCACTCGATGTCAATTTCAATGGATTTGTAGGGGTTTTTAAGGCAAATTTAAAATTTCTTAACCAACTTTGCCGACATCTTCCTAAACATTTTCCGGTTTCGATGGATTTTAATACATCCATTGCTTGTTTATAATTTTTTATAAAAGGCATTCTATATAATATATTAATAATTTATAATACATGGTTAATTATCTATCGTTAATTGTAACAAAATATAAAAAATATAAAATGTAAAATAACATGATTCAAATTATTCAAAATGTTCAAATTATTCAAATTATTTTATATTTTTTTATTTTATTGATTATATTT